GTCTGAAAGCATTGACACGTCAAAAGTCCATTGGTCGTCAATGTGCTTGTAAGCCTTACCGTCAAGCGTTTGGTAAGTTTCAATTGTTGGTGAGTTTGCTAGCACAGCACTGGTTGCCTGTGCGTCGTAGTTTGTGGACGCGATCGTCAAAGTTAGATCGCGACCCGTGATGATCGTCGTTGGCACGTTTTCTCCTTAGTTGGTTTGGGTGTAATAAGTTGACACGTTGATGTCAGCTGCCAAAACTGGTGAAGCACCAATTTCAAGAACTGTCGGTTTTTCGACGTTGCCAACAATGTAACCTGCGGGCATTGCCGCAAGAACGCCAATTAGCAGCTGTTCAAGATTGTCAAGCGCAGCCGCATTGCTGTTGTATTGAACCATTACTGTGACCGCAAAATTTAGCTTCACTTTGGTTGTTGCGTCGTTGATTAACGCAATTTCCATGTAAGGCGAATTGGGCACAATAACAATTGCTGGTGGAATTGGTGATTCGGGGACGCTTGAAAATACGTTTGCAGCTAGTGAATTAAAAGCTGACGCCAGTGTTGAACGTGTGCCTGAAATAGTCGAAGCGGTCATTGAACAATGCCTTCGCTGTCCAAAAATGGCTGAAGCAATGTGGAAACCCTGTTTGTTAAGCTGCGCCCCATTCTGTAAGGCGTGCTAGCAAAATCAACGCCTTCAATTTGACCGCCAGCAGCAACGCGTGATTGGAAAACTTCCACGCTGACTGCCAACACGGCTGATTCAATGGCTTGGTTGTTTGCGTAAATGTCAGCTGCTGAATAGCCCGAAAGTGTGGCTGATCCTGAAGGAATGCTGGCGCGTTGGGTGACGTCGGCGTTCACGTTTGCAGCTGTGAAGTAATACGGTGCAACGTCAACGACTGTCACGGTTGCGCTAAATGGTGCAGGCAACCCTGCAACAATAACTGATTGACCTTTTGCAAAATTGTGTTGGCGCTGGGTGTAATAATAGGCAACATTCAACTTCAATTCATAATGACTGATTGCCGCAGTGTTGGCAACCAACATGGGCAAAATTACCGCTTCGCTGGTGTCAATTATGCCTTCAAGATAAGCGTCGCTGTATAGGGAAGAACTCACGCCCAGCACTGATCGCAACTGCGAAGCTGTGACAATGTTGGGCATGAGTTTTCCTTTCGACTGCTGCGCTGCGTTCGGGAGTGACCACAGCGCATGATTGGGTTGGGCTGTTACGCCTTGTTATTCTTGAACGCGCCTGCACCAATTTTGGTTGCAATTGCGCCGTAGCCGTACACCATGACTGAAACCTGACCTGACGCAATAACGTCTGCGCGTAGGCGGTAAATTGGTGATTCGTACCATGTGTAAGCACTTGGGTTCACAATAAGAATTGAACCGTCTGTGTCAGTGCCCGCTGCTGTGTTAGCTGTGACGTATAAGTCAAGCCCTGCAACATTTCCGCGAACTGATTGCGGCGTTGCTTGTCCACCTGTGAAGTTATTTGTTCCAGCTGAAACGTTGTATAGCGGTGCGCCGTTGTTGTTCAGTGTCATGACATTTGCCCACTGTGATGTGTTCATGATGATGTTGCGTGCAAAGCCCTGTGTTCCGTTGTAAACAGAAGCTGCGCCGCGTGAAACAATTCCCAACAATTCTGCCGCTGTTGGGTAAGTTGTTGTTGTTGTTCCGTCAGCTGTTGCGCCAGCGATCAAAGCTGCGTTCACAGCTGTGTCCTGTGCCTTAGCCATTTGGGCTGACATGTTTGACAATAATTCGTTGAAAAACAGTGGTGAAGTGCGATCAAGCAATTCAACGCTGAATGTCTGCTGTCCTGCATACTTCTTCACGTCAACAGTCACAAAAGCTGCGTTTTGATCTGTTTCTGAAGGTGTTCCCGCTTCAGCTGTGATTGCCACGCTTGGAAGTTGGGTAATTTTTGGAATTTCAAAACTCATGCCAGCGTCAGGAAGCACCCCACGACTGATCGCATCTATGTTGCTTCTTGTTCCGTTTGCAAGTCCGTTGATCACTTCTGTGAGCTGTCTAGTTGGCACTAAACCTGCGTTGTCTGTTGTGTCACTTGCTGCGGCAACGTATAAACGCGCGTTTTCGTCGCCCATTGAAGCGCGAATTGTGTTTTCAAGGTACTTCGCAGCTGTGAATTCCAAACGTGGCTTTGATGTAAAACCACCAATTGAATTTGCGGCAACTGTTACTGATTGAGCGGCTTCTACCGTTTCGGCGGTTGAAGCGTCTTTGACGGTGTCTTCCACTTCGTTTTCCTTTTCTGTTGTCGTTGGTGTTTCTTCTGTTCCAATTGTGGAATCAGAAACTTGTTCTTCATTTTCTGTTGCGGCGACTTCTTCGACGCGGGCTGAACGAATGGCTGGTTCGCTCGTTAAAGCGACGCCAGTCAATTCGCCTTTGACGATTCGAACAGTTCCGTCTTTGAGTGTGTCGTATTCGTCAAAATAAACTTCGACGCTAAAACCGTCGCGCAAACCTTCGGCAGCTTCCACCAATGCGTCAGTGCCTGCGGTTGTGTTTGCAATTTTGAAAGTTGCGTCAATTCCTGAACCGTCTGCTGATAGTTCTGTCATTAAAGTTTTTCCAATTCTGCGTGTGCGATCATGTTCAAGGTTTAACAGAACAGGTGTTGGTTCAATTGAATTGCGTGCAAATTGCACTTTGCCAATTGACGCGTTTCCTGTTTCTTCAAATGTGACAATGCGCCCTGTGATTGTTCGGCTGGCTGAATCAGCTGCCGTGATGTGCATTGGTGTAATCACTTTTTTCATAGCAGTAGGTCTTCCTCTTCGCGGATTTCTTCAACGCTCATTGCGCCGATTCTGTTGAGTATTTCGTACACTTGCGCGCGCTCATAAGGATTGCCACGCAAGAAGTCGTCAAGGTCGAATAACACGCGATTGCCCGCAGGGGTGAAATCCTGAAAACTCATTCTTTGTTCAATAATTGACATGTAATTTCTAAAAGCAAAGTCAACTAGGTCGCGGCGTTTGTCCAACGCGTTTGAATAAGTAAAGCTTGATTGTTGGCTGTCTGTGAAATAGGCAGGAATGCCACAGGCGCGTGAAAGTTCAAGTGAAACATAATTGCGCGCTTCATTTAATTGAATGCTTTTTGGATCGTAGCCCAAAGTTTCAAGTGTGACGTCAGCATTCAGAAACGCTGTTGATTTGTTTGAACGTGCTGTTCGCCATGATGACAAAAGTTTTGCAATTCTGTCAGGTGGTAATGAAGTTCCGTTTGATTTCAAAACCATTTGTGGAATTGGTTCAACTGCAAAATTCATTGCGGCTTTTTCTAGCGCCGCAGCTGCGCGAATTGTGCGACCGGCGCGCGCAAGCAAACCTTCCTGAGTATTTGCGAAAACAACCAAATTGTTTGCGTCAACTGGTGTGCCGTCTATTTCATACGCTTCAATTTCAGTGCCGTTTGCGTTTGTTGTAATTGAAACGCGTTCAGGTGCGACGCGTTCCATTGCGCGAATTCTTCCAGTGTCTGCGTAGCGATCCATAACATACGCATACGCGGCAGGGTGGAAAAATAAATCTGAAATAATCCAACCCCAAAACACTGAACCCTGAATTCGTGGGTCAGGTTGGTTGATCACACGCGGTTGTTGAACTTTTTCGCCAGTGGCTTCATTTCGTGTGTGCATTGGCAATGATGAAATTGTTTGAATAACGCCCAACGCACGCGCGACCGTTGGCACTGACATTGCTTCAGCGCGGTTTGCTGTTTGGATTCCGTAAAAATAAAAGTTGTTGTTTTCAGTAAAGTAAGGCGCAAGTGAAGCTTCGACGTCGGGCGCTGTTGGATCGGCAGCAGCAACCCGCGTCGGCACAAATGAATCAAAAAATCCCATGCGCAGATTTTTTCAGGCTTTATTGCTTAAAACCCCAAATGTCAACAATGTGGTTGTGGGCGTGTCGTCAGCCAACCATGATGTCAAGATCATTTTCGGGACGGGTCGCAAAGTGTGTGACCAATGCAGTTGCCACAGCTGCACACACCGCCGATTGGCTGGCACGCCTTCCGATAACCCAACCGCCGTCACCGCGACGCAATTGCACAGCTGAAAGAATTTGTTCGGTCAAAGCTGACTGCCCCCTGTGCCGAAGTCGTCCAGAATTTATCGCACCCAGTAATTCGTCACAGCTTTGTGGGTAATCCGAATCCATGTCATGAATTGGAATGCCAGCGGGTGCAAGTCGGGCAGCCACAGCCCCTGACGTGCGCCGCGAATAAAGAACATTTTCAACATTGTATTTGCGGGCATAGTCAGCTAATTCGTTGGCAATTTCTTTGTCGTCAAGCTGCAAGTCGTTTTTCCATGTGTGCAACAGCTTCACAACAAAACGTTCATCACCTAGCTTTTGAGCAGCAACCAAAGCCCCATGTTTGCGATCAGGCGACAGGTCAATTGCCAGCCATGTGGTTTTGTCAATGTCCAAATCAACTGACATGTCAAGGCAGTTGCCCCAACTAGCAGAATCAACAGCTGCTGAAATTGCCACAACCCAGCGGCACAAAACTTCCGTCAGCACAACGTCAGGCGGGTCATTCAAAACAGCTTTGATGTTGTCAATGTTGATCGTGTGCCCAATGGCTGGGTTTGCCGCAATCCAGTTCTTTGGGTCTTGAATGTCTTCGGTTGGCGCTGACCATTCAAAATAACCAATGTCGTCAGCTGCTCCGCCGATAGCTGCAAGGGCGCGTTCACGAAATCCGTTCAACACAACTGAAGTGTGATCGCCTGCGTTGCTGTACGTCATCACCATTGGGTTTTCAGCAGCCATGAGCGTGTAACGCAATGAAGCGAAACTTTCCAAATCAGTCATTTCGCGAAGTTCGTCAAGGTGAATGGTTTCGGGCTTTGAAATACCACGCGCAGCTGAACCGCCAGCTTTGACAATGAAGCGCGTGCCGTGAAGCGTTTCAATTTCTTCACTGCCGTGTTTCCAACGAATTCGCTTGACTTGTTTTGCCAATGAGTCGTTGGCGT